TAATATGTAAACCATTGTTAAAAGATATAGGTATTACAGAACTAAAAAAAAAAATTAATAAAAAACAAAAATTAATAAAAAACGTCAACATTGTCAACCCAAACGTCAACCCAAACGTCAACATTGTCAACCCAAACGTCAACCCAAATGTCAACATTGTCAACCCAAACGTCAACATTGTCAACCCAAATGTCAATATGAATAGTTCAAATTATAAATGTAAATATTGTTTTAAAGTATTTAAATATAGACAATCTAGATCTCGACATGAATTAACGAATTGTTCAAAAAATAGCAATGGTATAGAACAAAATAAAATATCTATAGTAACAGATGAAACCAATGAGGCAAAATTATCCAAATATATAAAAGTAATAGAAAAAGAGAATGAGTTAATAAAGAAAGAGAAGAAAGCGATGCGGAAAGAGATAGAAAAGTTAATAAATAAAGTTGGAAACAATACCCTAAATATGATACAACAAAATGTTTATATAAATAATTATGGCAGTGAGAATTTAGATTATTTAACCCCAGGGTATTTAGGTGGTTTATTAAAGATTCCTTTTGGTTCCACACTAAAACTGTTAAAAGACATACATTTTAATCCAAATCATCCCGAAAATCATAATGTAAAGATACCAAATAGAAAAGAGAAGTATGCAATAGTATATACGGACGGTGATTGGAAACTACGTAAAAAGAAGGATGTTATATCTAATATGATAGATATGAGTTATAATATAGTCGACTGTTATTTTGAGGATAACAAGCTAATATTAAGTGATAGGAAAAGAAATAATTTTATAGAGTTTCAGACAAAATATGATAAAGATAGTACGTTTAAAAAGGGCATTGAGGATGAAGTAGAACTAGAACTTTTAAATCATTAAGAATAGTGAGACTATTCTTACAAATATCTTTAAAAATATTTTAATAGAATTAAAATATTTTAATATATATAGATGTATAATAAGATTTTAAACCCGATAACAAATCGATGGATAAATATTGACGGAAAAATAGGAAAGAGTGTATTAAAAATGTATTTAAAGCAGTTAGGATCAGGAAAGTCCGTTAATAGATTTAAAAAAGTTGCTGATCATATAATAGAAATTAACCGCCGTTATAAGCAGTTATCACCCAAAAAACAAAAAGATTATATAGAAGAGTTAGGAGATGCTAAAGATTTAATTAATAACGGTGGAATAAATATTAATAATAATGTTATAAGGATTAATAATCCGGAAAAGATTATAACCGAAGATAATGTAACAGATAGTTCTATACAAAACTCAATATTAATGGTTTCTGGTATTGCAGCACTATCTGAATTAGATATGGTTGTTGATTCGTTAGAATTAGATAACTTAAAAAACTTAGGCCATTCTTTTGTAAATCAACAACAAGGTAGTGGTTTTAATACGAGCGATATATATGGAGGTGGAATAACAAATTTAGCCGGAAATGCATATTCTTTGGTACGAAAAAAAGCAGCGGAAAAACTTGGAGATAAAACTGTAAGTGGTATGGAAGAAATCGCACGAACTGGTGGGAATGCTGTATCAGGTCTAGCTAACTGGATTTTAGACCATCCTGGATCTTCTATGGTATATGCGGCGGTTGGAATAGTTATTATAGCTAATAGGGAACACAACAGAGATGCATACAACTTTTATAAAGAACGTGCGTTATAAATTAATATTTATAATTAATGTATTTAGAATGATTTGTAATAGGCTTTGTGTAAATAGTTTGTTTATTGGGGATTATATTAAGTATTTCATTATATTCATCGTCATCATATAAATAATCATCATCCTCGTTATCATCTACACTTGCTTGTCTTATTGGAGATGATTCTATCTGATTTATATGAGTAAGTCCAGATATACATCTGCAAGCATTTATTATATATATTCCTTTACCATGTAAATTAATTAAATCACTTAATTTGAATTTACCAAACTGGTGACAACCTTCATATAATTTTCGACCACCCTCGTTTTCGACAATTGTATCTATAGAACATACATCACTACTACAATTTTCCATATAAAATGATACCCATTGGTCCTGAATAACAGTTTTTTCTAAATGATTTCTTATATTATAGGTTAGTTTATTATGGGTATCTCGTCCTTCGTCTTTAGACCACTTGTGTAGGGTTGCTTCTAAAAAATTATTTAATTCTTCAGATAACTTTAAATTTTCAGGCGTTTTAATTTTAGAATGGTCCTGTTTTTTAAATAAATAATTATAATCACGTGTAAATTCCCAACCAAAATTAATTAAATCGTTCATATTTGGCGAAATAATCCCTTTAAAATAGTCTTTTAGGTCGGTCAATGTAGGTATAAAAGTAATATATTTATTACCATTAATAGAACACGACAACGTGTTTAAAAAATCCATAATATTATCTATTGTTTTAAAACGGTATTTTTTACATATATATGGTATTTTAATAATATAATCTTTAATCATATAAAAATCTACTAATTTATTAACAACCGCTTGACTTAACGCAATAACATCTCCAGCAAGAGATAGAGTGATAACAAATACACCATCCGGTAGAAGATATTTGCTATCTATTAAAGATCCGTGTGATTTAATTATATATGTTTTATCTTCATTTGATAAATTATTAGCACTGTTACAATTCATTAATTTTTGTGGAATTAAGCTTTCCTTTGGAAATTGTAACATTTTAGCTTTATCAAATGATGGCAAGCGACTATTATACAACAATTGGTTAAGACTGTGTTTGATAATACCGTCATATCTAACATAATAATTTGACACACGATATTTATTATATTTTTTTTTCATAAATTGTCCACATTGTATTGATGGTACTGTTAAAAAATTATTTACGACATTAATTTTTTTAATATAGGGATTATTATTAATAAATAATTGTGTAAGATTATTTTCCTGACACTGAAGTGTTACTAGATTAATATTTTTAGATATATCTAAACTGTCTAATAGATTATAGGAACAATCTAAATAAGATATTATAGAAAGTTTGCTTAAATCTATTTTTACTAAATTATTGTATGAGCAAGTTATTACTTCTAATAATGGGTTATTACTTAAATTAATATTTTTTAATTTATTATCCATACAATTAAGTTTTTTTAATTTATTATTGTAATCGATATTTAAGTTAACTAATTGATTAAATCCACAATCTAATAGTTCTAATTTTGTATTATACTGTGTTACAAATTCATTCTTATTATATTTATTTGTTAAAAAATTCTTAGAACAATCTAATATTTTAAGATTCGATAAATAATAAATATTTAATGATTTTAATCTAGTATTTGAACAGTTTAATTTTTCTAAGGTTCTAAAACTATCTAATCGAAAGTAGTTTACTATATCAATATCTTGTAAATTTCGGTTAGATATATCTAAATGAACAATATAATGAATTGGTTTAAGTTCTAATAATTGTTTAAAATACTTATTTATTTTTTTGGGAAGATCTTTAGATGTTAAATATAATCGGCGCGATGGTTCTCCCCGCTGTGAAATCATATCTTTTTTAGGACTCGATTTGGGAGATTTTTTTCGTGGCATATTTATATAGTATAATATTTTAATTTATATTATAAATTAAAATATTAAATGGTTTAATTAAAACAAGTGTGAGAATATTTATCATACTCTGGCTAAATCTTTTATTAAATTTCTTTTAAAGACAATATCACTGACCGTTCCATATCCAAGAATATAATTAAGCGTTAAAATAGCACTTTCTAGTGCTCCTGCAAATCCTCCAGAAATTAAGTCTTGTCCAGTCATATATAAATTTTTAATTTCTGTATGAGGTGTTAACAAGTGAGACGTAAAACGATCTGGAGTATGTGGCATTCCTAAACATTCGCCAAAAGGACTACCTAGATAATGTTTATTTGTTAAAGGAGTTCCTATGGTCTTATACTGAATTTTATCTTTTAATTCTGGATAGTGTTTAAAGAAACACTCGTTTATAAGGCGGTCTCCAATTCTATTTTTTAAATACGTATAATCTTCATCACGATGCATACATTTTTGGTTTTCCCATTCTTTAAAAATAGTGTGCGGGAGCATTGTTAAAATAACCGCGGTGGTTTTATAAGGCATTCTTTGATTCCAAGTATTATCTTTAGAAGATGGAAAGGCTATAAAGTAGGGTATAGGAGCTTCTGTGGGATTATTACAAAAATCCTGCAACCCTTTATCTAAATCTGTACAAGGATGACCCCAAACATTTCTAGTTGTTAACTTCATAGTATCTAGGGAATGTTTTAATCCTAAAAATATATAAAAATAAGATAGAGCAGGTTCATATTTTTTAAGATGTTTGGTTATTTCCAGCTTTTCTGATACAGGTTTAGGAATTAATTTTTGAAATGTATTAATAAATCCAACACTGGAAATTATATTTTTGGAATAAATAATATCGCCATTTGCCATTTCTACACCTATCGCTCTAGAATTATCGCTATTTAATATTATTTTTTTAACACCTTTACGAACTAACACTCTGCCATTATATTTAACAATTGTTTTAATAAGTTCGCTACTTATTTTTGAGGGCCCTCCATCTGGATAATACCCTCCATCTAAATAATGTCCTACTATACCTGCGTGGATAATAAAACTCATTTGTTTTGGGGGTGTTGCGGCGTCCCCGTGTTGTCCAAAAAGAATAGCAATCAGGTCTTTATTTTGGGTTATTTCATCAAACACCGTATCATACGCATTCTTCTTAGCATATTTTAGGTAATCTTTACAGAAGTAGTTAATAATCCAACGTTTTATAAAATTATTTGGAAAAATTTTTAAAATAAAAAATAAATTTAAACTATTTACGTGCTTGACTAATTTAAAATAGTTTTGTATATTGGTTTTTTCTTTAGGAAATCTACGAATTAAATCAGCAGTAAACTTTTGTTCGCCTGACCTAATTTTGAAACTCTTATCATTAACAACAATTTCGTCATATACTTCGGTACAGTCATTAAAAGTATTACCCATTTTAGTCCAAGTAATTGGATTCTCTGTTACTAAATCCAATATTTTATTTAATTTTTTAATGTTTCCAACATAATGTATCCCAGTATCAAACTCGTATCCATCCTCTGTAAAAGTATGACAACATCCCCCCGCAATATAGTGTTGTTCAAGTACCAACACTCGTTTACCAATTTTACTTAAAACTGCCGCGGTTGTTAGTCCAGATATACCGCTACCAATTATGATATAATCTAAATCTTGGGGTATTTTACGTTTAGAATAACCATCTCTTTGTAAATCCCGAATATTTAAAGGAGTATTTTCGGGTTTAGTATATTTTTTAGGTAACGTGTAAAATAGTTTATTAATTTGGTTAAGTATAAAAAAAGGACCATAGCTAATTAAGAATGTCCAAAGCATTATTTTAATTAATATAATCGTTTCAGACGATAAACAATTTAAAAGCATCACTATATTTTAATATTAATATATGTTTAAGTAATAGTTATATTAAGACACGATATATTATATGTCTAGTAAAAATAATTATTTATAGATAAATACCTACAAATTAGTATTATGTTTAAACAAATTTTAATATTTTTATGTTTATTAGGAACACAACATACCTTAGGGGAAGAAAATAATGTATTTACTACAGGACAACTATATAATATTACGTGGAATTATACGGGACCTGTTGGAATATTAGTAGAAACCCATTTAAATAATAGTTGGGTTGTTACTGAAGAGCAAGGTTGTAAATATTTATCAATTATAGTTGACTCTGACCAACAGTTTTTTTTATGGACTATACCTGACAGTTTTTATAAATATTGGAAGTATGGTAATAGAGTAAGTATAATAAATTTAAGTAATAATGTAGTATTAAAAAATACTACATTTAATATAAAAAATCCTAACTTAGAAATAACAGATACGGCACTAACTCCCAGTACAGAATATATGACAACACATACATTACTTGGGGAAAATACAGTTACAGCACAATCATTAACGACTCCCGTAGAGGTAGGAGATAATGATAATAAAGGTAAGGTATGTATTAAAGATACTTGTTTGCCCACATATAGTATAGTTATTATGTGTGTAGTTGTATTAATAATATTATTCCTATGCTGTTGTTGTTTCTGTTAATGTGTTGGTAAAAATTATCCATCTATAACTATGTTCCCCTAATATTTAATACATTCTTATAATCTTAATTAAGTTGTTTTAATATGAAATTTAATATTAAAACAACTATAATATAATTTATATAGATATTTTAAATTAAAATATTCTAATTATATAATGAATAAAAATATTAAAAATTTAACTTTAGTTCGCCAAATAGATCCTATTTTTGAATATGATACCTATCCAAAGTTTTTAAAGTTAGGAATTAAACGTAATAGTAAGGCAGATATAATAAATAAAACAGAATGGGGTGGATTTATATATAGAGTTGATATGAATCCGATTATAAATGATGATACAGTAATAAATGGAGCGGGGGTTAATTTTAATTATAACATAGACCAAAACCTAAATATAAAATTAGAATATTCTAAAAATATTGTTGAGTGTGGAGAAATATTTAATACTACTGATCCTGAAAATAAACAATGTGGTACTACTATAGACGATATTAAAATAAGTCTAACTAGAAATATAAGTACATTAGACAATGAAATATTTCCAGTAGGGAACGTATTTCATATAG